AATTTTAGCGATGACTCTCTTAATAAGCTAATCGGTTACATGAAGGACAAGAACTTCACTGCAGTTCGCAAGTGGGTTGCCGAGTCCGACATGGATACCAATGAGTTCTTTCGTGCGTTCTATGATAAGGCAGAAAACTATATCGTAGCAGGCAGTGTTCCGATCCTGGTTCTTCATCTTGCCAAGTACCAATACCAGAATTCGTTCGCTGCTGATCCTGAAATCAATCTCGTTGCTTGCCTCACCGAGATCATGGCTGATTGTACGTTCTCATGAGTTGGTGGGATCGTTGGAAAAAGCGTAAGACGCTATGTCATGTGTGTGGTGTAAATCCACTTCCAAAAGATCCTGCCATCATCAGATTGAATGTACAGGATGGAACCGCAGAAATGTCAGTATGTAACGACTGCGCTGACTTCTTTGAACAATCGGCCGAAATTCTAAATCGAGGTAAGCGCGATGAACCCATTTGATTTTGTTACTTCGATCAATACGTCGAAGAAGAACCTAATGAAGGGAACTGAGAACGACGAACTTGCCGAAAAGACTTATAGTCCATGGCTCACTAACAAAGCTCTTTCATATTTTGCAGACACCATTCATGCTGCAAACATGATGAACTGTAACCATCATCTCGATCACAAGCTTCAATATTCTTTCTTGATAAATATTGTACGGCCCAGTAAACGGTTTTCCAAGTGGGTGAAGAAAGAAAAGGATGAAGATCTTGAAGCTATCATGGAACACTTCGGATACAACCGACAGAAAGCCAAGACTGCTCTCGAGCTCCTCACACCTGATCAGATAAAAACAATAAAGAAAAAGCTTGATAAGGGTGGGATAAAAAGATGAGTTTAATCGATAGTTTAGTTGAGGTGAGACTGGGTGAGGAAGACGATTTCCTGAAAGTACGTGAGACACTGACTCGTATTGGAGTAGCATCACGTAAGGATAGCACACTTTATCAGTCATGCCACATCCTGCATAAGCAGGGCAAGTACTATATTGTACACTTCAAGGAACTGTTTGCTCTTGATGGCAAGCCTTCGAATTTCTCAGATGAAGATAAAGGCCGCAGAAATACAATTGCTCAGTTGCTTTCAGACTGGGGATTGATTGCTATTGTAGAACCAGAAAAGATCAAAGATCCGGTGACTCCATTGAGTCAGATTAAGATTCTTCCATTTAAGGAAAAGGATCAATGGAATCTTGTGACTAAATACAATATCGGTCGAAAGAAATAAGCCATTCATTTTATTGAAAATTAAAATGCATCTGGGTGATTCCGGGTGCATTTTTTTATGTACATTATATCAAAGTTTTGATATACTAAAAATATAAGGAATGAAGGAATACGTAATGATTAGCAATCTCTGTGGTGGTGCTTTCGAACTCAAGACTGGTCGTCCTTGGACTCACGGCATCTCTCCTTTCCGTGAGCGCGAAGCTCTGAATCTCCGCTGGGAGCAGACCGGTCCTTGCAACGGTCGTTACTTCTTCGAGATCAATGGCATGCAATTCTCTGCCAAGAAGATTTCTCCTCGCATTGAAGGCATTCAACAGCACATTTCGTATTGACATTATTTTGAAAATATACTATACTAAGAATATAGGGAATGGAAAGGAAGATTGTTATGCTTACTCTTGCTGATATCAACACTATGACTAACTCGAAGGATGGTGACATCTTTTCGGATTGCTACAAGGATGTGCATGGCTTTCGTCCTCGCTATATTCGCTTCAATTCGATCGAGCATTTCGATGAATGCTATACGAATCTTTGCGCCGAGCTGAGCATGCAGATTGACGAAGATCGTGTTCGTCAGTCCGCTAACCTTGAGAAGTTTGTCGAGCGTATTCGTGAAACCATGGAGCTCTGCAATTGCGACAGTGCTCGTGCGTTGGAAATCATTGCCGATGCCGAGGGCGAGCTCGAAGAGTATAAGTGGTATGGACCCGAGCGCCTTGAATGGTGTTTTGATTTGAAGTTTGGTTCACTCAAGCAGTGGATGAATAATGGCAAGTGATCTATCAGCATGGTTGGACGATGATCCGATGGTGAACGAGGTTCAGACTCTGTCTGAAAAGATTCGTCAGCGTAGGATCCAGATGCTGGTTCACTCGTATCTCTATTATGTTCTCGACGAGAATGTGATTGACGATCACAAGTGGCAACAGTGGGCTGATGAATTGACTGAGCTTCAGAAGGAAAAGAAGGTAATAGGTTTCTATGATGAAGCCTTCTCAGATTGGTCTGGAGCCACCGGAACACACCTTCCATTTGATCCATGGGTAGTTCAAAGAGCAAAAAAATTATTGTCGCATAAAAATAGTGTTTGACATTTTTTTCAAAATGTACTATACTAAGAATATACGGAATGAAAGGAAACATCGTGACTATCTCTGAAATCGAAACCACTTATGCCGCTCCTGCCACTCAAAACGCCGTGGCCTATTGGGTTCCAATCGAACTTCGCGAAACGGTCCTCTCGGCCTATCGTGCCGCTGGGATTCCGGTCCGCATTCGTTTTCGTGGATCTCGAATCGCTTCGGTCGGCCGTGAAATGCCGCGGATTCCTTCGGCCGGTGGCTTCTATCGTCGTACTCGCAACCAGGCTAACCAGGATTGTCTCCTGGCTGACGCCACTCACTTCTCTGTCTATCGTCGAGGTTAATTATGTCTGAATCTAAGAATGTTTCGATCAATTTTCCGATTTTTGGAATCCTTGGTCTGATTTTTATTACACTGAAGCTGACCGGCCATATCACTTGGTCGTGGCTCTGGGTTCTGGGTCCTTTCTGGATTCCATTTGCAATTGCACTCGCAATTTTTATTGTTGTGTTTTTAGGTGCTCTTGTGGTTGACTTTTTTAGTCGCAAGTGATATATAGAATACTACGGAGGTGATCATGGAAGTTGAAGTCTATTCTTTTCCAACGATGGAAAATCCAAAGGCTGTAGAAGTTACTTACTGTGAACTTCTGAATGCTCAGCGTCGTGGTGAAACTCTTCCTGTCGAAGCTATCGACTGGATGGATACAGCAAACACATGGCTAATTGAATCGAGGACGTGTATCACATGATTAAGGAAGCAAAAGGTGGAGCATTTGCACCCGCCGACATGGAAATTCTAAAGCGAGCACTGTATTCCTATAAGGATGTTCTTGTTCGCACTGAAGAGAGTGAACGCAATACGTCAGATGAATTGGCCAAGGTCGCAAACCTTCTCCATCGAATAGGTCGTATCGCCTAATCAATTGCGCCGTTAGCTCATCTGGATAGAGCGCGAGACTTCTAATCTTGAGGCAGCAGGTTCGAGTCCTGCACGGCGCGCCAATTCACTCCTGTAGCTCAACGGTTAGAGCCGGCCGCTCATAACGGCTTGGTTGGGGGTTCGAGTCCCTCCAGGAGTACCAAGGGTCGGTGGCGGAGTGGTCCATCGCACAGGACTGCAAATCCTGAAAGCCGTGGGTTCGAATCCCACCCGGCCCTCCATTTTTGAGTAAGTACAATGATTGAAGAAGCAAAACAAGCAATTCTAGATTCGAGTAAAGAATCATCAGTCTACATCGGCTGCGACTCGATTCGATTTCGTAAGAACAAGATGTGGTACGCCAAGTACAGCACAGTGATTATTGTTCATATGGATTCGAAGCGTGGTTGTAAGTTGTTCCATAGTTCTATCGATATGCCAGATTATGGTAACCTTAAACAGCGTTTGCTGACAGAGGTCCAGATGGCTGTCTCGACTGCTACGGAGATTATAGATGTGATTGGTGATCGCCACATGGAGATCCACCTTGATATCAATCCGAATCCAAAGCACAAGTCGTCAGTGGCTGTGAAGGAAGCGCTTGGTTGGGTAAAGGGCTCTCTTGGTCTGGATGCTAAGATTAAGCCTTCGTCATTCGCTGCTACTCACGCTGCTGACCACGCAGTTCGTCACTTGAACTAAAAAATAATTGTTGACATTTTTGTTCTTTTGTTATAAATATGGATTCATGGTCTGGTAGCTCAGTTGGTTAGAGCACTCGCCTGTCACGCGAGAGGTCGAGGGTTCAAGTCCCTTCCAGATCGCCATTGCATGATGGTATAGAAAACCATCAAGTTATAAATACTTTCAAAGGAGAGTGTTTATGGCGAAACCAAAAGATACTAGTAAACTAGTTGCAATGAATGTAGCTAGAAGATTTGATAATGATAAAGTTTTTGTAGAGAATTCTTCTTATCCAAGACATCGTCTTAAAGAAAGAATTCTCAAAGAAAACATGATAGAATACAAATGCTCGGGTTGTGGTATTGGTCCTGAATGGAATGGATCAAAATTAGTACTTCAACTTGAGCATAAGAATGGTAAAAATGATGATCATCGTCTAGACAATTTAGACTTCTTATGTCCTAATTGTCATTCACAGACATCGACGTATGCTGCTAAAAATAGGAAGAATCCTTCGAGAACTCCTAAGCCATATATTGATAAAAATGGTTATCAAAGAAATGTCGGTGAAGCATTAAAGTGATGCGTCAGTCTCCAAAACTGAAGAACACGGGGCGGTACCGTGCACCTTCGCCAGAATGCTCTTTCTCATCGTTGGAAACTCTTTATGTGCGTTTATAGCTCAGATGGTAGAGCACACCCCTGATAAGGGTGAGGTCACTGGTTCGAGCCCAGTTAGACGCACCAAAATTTGGAAGCGTGTCAGAGTGGTTGAATGATCTGGTCTTGAAAACCAGCGTACTCGCAAGGGTACCGTGGGTTCGAATCCCACCGCTTCCTCCATGCGGATGTAGCTCAGAGGTAGAGCTTCTGCTTGCCATGCAGAAGGTCGTGGGTTCGACTCCCATCGTCCGCTCCAATGGCCCCATAGTTTACGTTGGCTAGAATCCAGCTCTTTCACAGCTGAGGACCGGGATCGACACCCGGTGGGGTCACCAGTTTCAGGAACGTGGGCAGGACGGTAATGCAGCACCCTGCTAAGGTGTACTACTTTAGGGTAGACTGGGTTCGACTCCCAGACGTTCCGCCATGGTGTCGGTAGCTCAGTGGTAGAGCGGCGGTTTGTGGTACCGCATGTCGCGGGTTCGAGCCCCGTCGGTCACCCCAGTTTCTTCTATTTTATAAATAGACATAAAGGAAAAGGATCTTTTATGTTTACTAAAGAAGTATTTGAAGAAGCTATTGCTAATACATGTACAATGGCAGAAGCAGCCGCATTATTAAAAATGCATTTTTCAACATTTAAAACTCATGCTACTAAATATGGATTATATGTTCCAAATCAAGGTGGTCGTGGTAAACTTAAACCAAAAGCTGAAGGTGCCGGAAAAATTCGATTAAATGATATTTTAAATGGAAAATATCCAGCATATCAAACATTTAAGTTGAAAAAAAGATTATATGCTGAAAATATAAAGCAAAATAAATGTGAGGAATGCGGCATTGAAGAATGGAATGGTAAACCAATAGAATGTGAATTAGATCATGTTGATGGTGATAGAACAAATCATTCATTAGATAATCTAAAAATATTGTGTCCAAACTGTCATTCACAGACAGATACATTTAGATTTAAACGTGGTAAGGGGGCTTAACCCAACGGGCAGAGGTATGGCACTTAAAATGCTTTCAGTGTGGGTTCGAATCCCACAGCCCCTACCAAGTTCGAGTCCCGCCGTGCCTACCAAATTATTTTTCGTTCCATGCATTTTTTAGTGTACATTTTATCCATTTTATACTATATTAAGAATATAAGGAATGGAGATTGTCATGGAAGTTTTTGTTTTGATGGGCGAGATCGAGTACGAGGGTGATTACCTTCTCGGCGTATATGCTTCTGAACAAGAAGCCGTGGATGCCTTGGGTGTTTACTATCGTGATCGCCAACAGTATGATGCTCACTATATCGATCGCCGCGTGCTTGGCGCGCCGGCTGAATATGATATAGATGTGCAGATGCGTCGATACATTTAAAGTTTAATGGACCATTAGCTCAGTTGGTAGAGCACGGGACTCTTAATCCCTAGGTCGTAGGTTCGAATCCTACATGGTCTACCATTTCGGACCTCTAGCTCAGTAGGTAGAGCAACGGGCTTTTAACCTGTAGGTCCTGGGTTCGAGCCCCAGATCGTCCACCAGAATTATCCGGTATTCTAGAACCTGCCGGAGAGACCTAGCCAGACTAACAGACGGAG